ATAGTTTTCTTGACAGTCAGGCCAGTACTTTCCGATAGTGACTGCTACAGCATCTTCGGGGCTGTATTCGTCTACTTCATGCCATCCGCTGTGCGGGGCGTAAGCATCACGCCACGTCACACGGATTTCAGTCCACGGCTTTAGGTGTTCGATATTCATACCTAATAAACCAAATGTAACATATTCGGGGCTTCGCTTACGGCTCGCCCCGATGTATCCGCTAAACCTGGTTGAAACCGTCTCAGGGACGGTTTTCTGGCTACCCCCCCTATAGTCCCCCCCCAAACGTAACCTAGGAATCATTCTCATTTAGCTAGCACATTTATGTGCGTCCAGGTAACGAAGTTTCCTATAGGGTTATGAAAGAAGAGTTGGTTTTAACGCAGCCACAGCAGGAGTATTTGGATTGGTTGTGTACCGCACCGTCTGAGCGTACACCTCCGTCGAAGAACAAGATGGCCGCGCATTTGGGCGTGGACATTACAACGCTTCGCCGTTGGGAGAAGAAGCCCAATTTCCGTAAACAGTGGCAGGACAAGGTTGATGATATTCAGGGTTCTCCTGAGCGTACACAGGCTGTTCTTGATATGCTTTATAACAAGGCCACTCAGGATAATGATGTCAAGTCTGCTCAACTATACTTGCAGGCTACTAACCGTATGGCTCCGCCTACGGTGGAGGTTAAGTCTGACCGTAAGTTAACCGAGTTGTCTGATGCTGAGTTGGATGCTTTAATTGCTAGTGTGGCTTCTCGGGAGAAGGAGACCCGTACTTTAAAGGTGGTCTGATGGACCTGATTGAATGTAAGCGGTGTGGGGAGGAATACCCGGAGGAGTGGGATGAATGCCCGTTTTGTGCTGCTGAACGTAAACCTATTGAACGATTCGTTGAGGATGAATGGAACTAAGTGAACTTATGAACGAACGCGAATGGCGTTTGTGTAAAGGACCAGAAGATGCTAGTGAGTCGGACCTTGCCGATGCGTTTGAGTATTTCTGTTCCAACTACTGGTATATCCGCCACCCTGAACGGGGGCGTATTCTTTTCCCCATGCGTGAGGCACAGTCCGAGACTGCTTATGCTTGGATAGATAACCGCAATAGCATTGTTCTTAAAGCTCGCCAGATTGGCTTTTCGACGTTAGCTGCTGCTTTTGCTTTTTGGGAAGTATTCTTCTGGCCTGACCGCTTTGAAGTTATGCTTAGCCGTACGGAACGTGAGGCTGCTAAGTTGCTTCAGAAATCTAAGTACGGATACAAGATGCTTCCTGATTGGATGAAGGCACGTGGCCCCGGTCTTGTATCCGACAACCAGCTCAAGATGGTGTTCTCTAACGAGTCGGCTTTGGAGTCTTTGCCTAGCGGCAATGACCCTGCACGTGGTGAGTCGGTGTATCGAGTTTTTATTGACGAGATGGCGTTCCTTCCCAACAGCGAAGAAGCGTGGGCTTCTATCGAGCCTATTGCCGACGTTGGTGGTCGTATCGTCTGTCTAAGTACCGCCAAGGGTGAGGGCAACATCTTTCATAAACTTTGGGTTGGGTCCCAGACTGGCACTAACGACTTTAAGGGTATCTTCTTTCCTTGGTCTGCTGGTGACCGTAACGAGGATTGGTATGCTGTCAAGAAGGCTCAGCTGCCCGATTGGCAGCTTGCCCAGGAATACCCGTCTGACCCTGATGAAGCGTTTGTCCGGTCTGGTCGCCCCGTGTTTGACATCGACATTATCAGGGCTATTGTTCCTGTAGAAGGAATTAAGGGTACGTTGCTTTATGATAACGGTCCGTACTTTAAAGCCGATGGTGGACCATTGACAGTCTGGGCAGAACCTGAGCCCGGGCAGGTGTACTGTATTGGGGCTGACGTTGCTGAAGGGTTGCAGCACGGAGACTATAGCGTGGCTCAGGTTATTAACGCCGAAACTCTCGAGGTTGTGGCTAGGTGGCGTGGACATGTTGACCCAGACTTGTTTGGGTCTGATGTTTTGTTTGATTTGGGCGACTGGTATAACCACTGCTTAATTGGCGTTGAAAACAACAACCACGGTTTGACAACGCTTAAGGCGTTGCAGCGTGTGGGGTATAGAAACATATACAGGCAGCGTAGACTGGCGCAGAGGGCTCCCCAGGCTACAGAGATTCTTGGTTGGCGCACTACGGCAGCATCGAAGCCTTTGGCTATTGACGAACTAAGTAAAGCTTTACGTGATGGCGACCTTACTGTGTTTGATGAGCATACTCTTGCCGAATTGCGAACGTTTGTTCGCGATGAAAACGGCAAAATGCATGGTTCACCCCATGACGACCTTGTAATGGCCTTGGCCATCTCTAATCAAATGCTGAAACATGTGTGGCTTCCAGAATACATGCCCGACCTTCAGGCACCTAAGTACTCTTTTGAATGGTTTGCTAACCAAATTGAACCTGAACGTAAAGAAAAAGTTTCTATTGGAATGTTTAACACTCGTAAGTAACGATTTTTGTATAGGTTATGACTGTTTTTGTATGTGAACGATGTGATTCTCGATGGGTAGGCGATATGAAGCCTGCTCGTGGTTCTATTTGTTTTAAATGCCACCTCAAATCCATCAGTATCGGCTTTACCCACGGCAAAGCCGAGTTCACTGGTCCTACGGTTGTAGAACGCCAGCGCAAGGCCATAGATGATGCCGCTGCTTCCGGTCGCACTATTGAACCTTATGGAAGTCGTTGGGTGTAATGCGTCATGGAATGGGTTGTGCCTATTGCGGTTGCTGTCATCACGGGTCCTGTGGTGGTAATTCTGCAAAAGCTTCGTAAAGAAAACACAAACCAACACGCAGAGTCCAGAGGTTTGTTGGAACATCTGGTTGTTAAAGTCGATAAGATAGATGATAAGTTGGATTCGCATATTGCGGACCCAATGCCTCATTCAAGGAAGGATATAGCATGAGCAAGTGGAGTCAAGGTAACATTCGGGCATTGATTCGTTCGTTAAGTGTTTTGGTTACAGCGTTTGGTCTTAAGCTGAGTGGTGAGCAGGTTGCTGCTATCCAGCTGGTGATTGAGTCTCTTATGCGTATTGGTTACGCACGTAAGGAAGCCTAATGGCCCGTCCAACCCATAAAAGTATGCTGGCCAACTATCGGGGTAAGATTGATTCTTCCCGTAAGTGGCGCAAGGAAGAGAAGTACGACAAGCTTTGGCGTCGTATGATTGACTTGTATCGTGGCAAGCATTTCGATAATGTCAGCAGTGAAGACCGAATGCTTATTAACGCTGCATTCTCCACCATCAACGTTATTGCCCCCAGCGTAGCTGTTAACCACCCTAAGATTACTGTGGGTGCACGCAAATCAGAAGATGGCGATAAAGCCATCATTACCGAAGCCATCATCAACTATTGGTGGCGTCATTTCGACTGTCAAAAGCAACTGCGTCGAGCAGTTGACGACTATCTAATTCTTGGTCACGGCTGGCTTAAGGTCGGATACAAGTTCGTTGAAGAAGAACGCAAAAAAGAAAAAGAACCTGAATATTCAGAAACACCTATGGGTGAAGAAATGGAATACCAGGAAACCGGTGAAAAAGATTTAGACGCAGCAGCTGAGGCTGCACCGATGGAAACAGAAATTGTTGTCCTCGAAGACCGTCCTTTCGTTGAACGCGTTTCACCCTTTGATGTGTATGTAGACCCAGACGCTACCAGCATTGAAGATGCCAAGTGGATTGCACAACGTGTACGTCGTCCCCTGCTGGATGTACGCTCTGACCAGCGTTACAACCGTCAGGCACGCATGGATGCTGCAGCAACACAATACAACAAGTGGTCTTCACACGAAGAACGCCCTCGCGCCACACAAGACGACAGGGATGCCTATGTTGATGTGTGGGAATTCTACGACATCAAACGCGCCACAATGTCTGTGTTCGCTAACGGCTGTGACGGATTCCTTGTGAATCCGGCACCAATGCCATACGCTTTTGGTCACCCATTTGTTATGTTGCGCAACTATGATGTTCCAGAGCATTTCTACCCAATGGGTGAACTTGAAGCTATTGAACCTCTTCAGTATGAGTTGAACGCTACACGTACACAGATGATGAACCATCGTAAGCGTTTCTCCCGTAAGTGGCTGTACAAGGAAACCGCTTTTGACGGTCCAGGTCGTGACGCTTTGGAATCAGATGAAGACAACGTAATGGTTCCTGTTATCAGCGACGAACCGCTTCAGGCGGTTGTCCAGGCGATGCCGGCAATTGTTAACCCACCCGACATGTACAATATCACTAATCAGATTATGCAGGACATGGACCGCATTTCTGGTGTGGCAGAGTTTATGCGTGGTGGAGCATCGGAAATTAACCGTACCGCTACTGAAGCCGCAATGATGCAGGATGCTATGAATGCCCGCACATCAGATAAGTTGGCTGAAGTTGAACGAGCAATTGCTAGTGCGGCTAAGCGTCTGATTGGTCTTGCACAGCAGTTCTTGACTGGCGAGCATGTTGCTCGTGTGGTTGGCTCCATGGCTATGCCTATTTGGGTTAACTTTGACCGTGACTACATTTTGGGAGAGTTTGATTTTGAAGTTGAAGCAGGTTCTACCCAGCCGGTTAACGAATCTTTCCGTCGCCAGATGGCACTACAAATGGTTGATGCTATGGCCCCGTTTGTTGGCGCAGGTGTTGTGGACATGGCGGCACTTGCACGCCATGTACTCCAATTCGGTTTTGGCGTCAAAACTCCAGAAGCGTTCTTGGCTCAACCGCAGCAAGCACAGCCAGGAATGGAAGGCGCACCACCGCAAGGTGAAGCTCCGCCAATGGGAGGTCTTCCTTCGGGCGTTAATCCCGAAGAGATGATGCAGGGAATGCCACCTACCGGTGGTATGCCACTGCCAAGCAATATTCCACCGCAGGTTCTCGCCATGATTGAGAATCAAACGGGTGGTTTACCAAATACAATGTAACGAAATACCCCTACTATTTAGAGCAACCTTTTTGGACTCTGGAGAAAAATGGAACTTGAAAATTTTGAATCTGAAGCCGTAGACCCCATCGAGTTTGATGGACAAGTTGAAGGTGGAGAAGAAACTAGCTTTGAAGAATATACCCCCGAGTATATCGACATCGACAGTTATGCTGACAAATATGTTAAGCTACAACTTGACGGTGAAGAACTTGAGGTACCACTTAAAGAGGCTGTTTCAGGATACCAGCGTCAAGCGGATTATACCCGCAAGACGCAGCAATTAGCAGAAGAACGCAAGAACGTTCAGTTTGCACAGGCAATCCAACAGGCGTTGGACAATGACCCTTCGGCAACTATTGAACTTCTTAAAAACCATTATGGTTTGGACCAGCAAGAATCTTTCGAGGAAGACGACATCTGGGCAGACCCGATGGAGAAACAGTATAAGCAACTGGAACGTCGTTTAGCTTCTTTCGAGGAGCAGCAGGCGATGAACGAGTTGGAACGTACTATTGGCGGTCTTCAGCAAAAGTACGGAGACGACTTTGACGCTAATGAAGTTGTATCAGTAGCTTTAGCTCAAGGCACTACTAACCTAGAGGCGGTGTACAAGCAAATGGCTTTTGACAGACTTTATAGCAGAGAGCAGGCACAACGTGAGTTGCAGTCACGCAAGACTCAGCAGGAACAAAAGATTGTTCAGGCTAAGCGGTCTAGCGGGATTGTTGCTGGCGGTTCGTCGGCTCAGGGGTCTTCCTCCGATACTGCACCTATCACTTCACTAAGGGATGCTTTTTCTGCGGCTAAAGCGCAGTTAGGTATTTCTTAATAACTCTTTAGGAGGAAACTACTATGTCAAACCCAAATTTTGAGGCACTGTTATCAACGACACTTGCTAACTACCGTGACAAGTTGACCGACAACGTGTTCACCGCACGTCCACTCACATACTGGCTTTCAGACAAGGGTCGCATTCGCACCGAGTCTGGTGGCACCAAAATTGTTGAGCAGTTGATTTACGGCCAGAACGACACTGTAAAGTCATACTCAGGATACGAAGCCCTGAGCCTTACACCACAAGATGGTATCTCGGCTGCAGAATACGAGTGGAAGCAGTATGGTGCTTCAATCGCAATCAGCGGTATCGAAGAAGCAAAGAACAACGGAGAGCACGCAATCATTGACTTGCTTGAATCCAAGATTATGCAGGCTGAAGAGTCTCTGCGTGAAGGCTTCAACCAGATGTTCTTTGGTGATGGTACCGGCAACTCAGGTAAGAACTGGAACGGTCTTGGAAACTTGATTGAGTCAGGCAACACCGTTGGTGGTATTAACTCTGCTACAGCAGGTAACGAATACTGGCGTTCATACGAGGACAACACCGCAGGTGCTTTGACCCTCGCTCAAATGGCAACCGCATACAACACCACGTCTGTTGGTAACGACCATCCTGACCTTATCCTTTCAACACAAACATTGTTTGAAAAGTACGAATCGCTGCTTCAACCACAGCTTCGCTACACAGACACCAAGACAGCAGAAGCTGGTTTCCAGAACCTGTTGTTCAAGGGTGCTCCAATCATGTATGATGTGCACGCTCCTGCTGGAAACATGTTCTTCATTAACTCGAAGTACCTCAAGCTTGTTGGTCACTCTGACAAGTGGTTTGCACAGACCGATTTTGTTCGCCCTGAAAACCAGGACGCACGTTTCGCGCTCATCATGTGCTACGGCAACCTTGTTTGCTCGAACCGCAAGAAGCAAGGCAAGCTTACCGCTAAGACAGCGTAAGTTAACTTGTTTCAATCCTGTGAATGGGGGGCGCAAGCCCCCTATTCCTTTACTCTTTAAGGAGACAAAATGCCTAAGGTAGGAAAAAAAGAATTCCCATACACCGCAAAGGGAATGGCAATGGCTAAAGTTGCAGCAAAAAAGGCTCCTGCCAAGAAGATAGCAGCACCGAAGAAGTCTGGCAATAGTGGCTCTGCTAACGCAGCAGAAAAGCGTGTTATGGACAAGAAGAAGCAAAAGACAACACGGACCGATGCAGCAGGGCGTTCTGGTATGGGTGAAACTGTGACATCAAATGTTTCTCAAAAGCGTGGACTAGGTTTAGGTAATAGCCCCGCATCATTAACTGCTGGTGCTGCTGGTAGAAAAGCAGTCAAAGAAGGTAAGCCTGCATGGCCTGCTTACAACAAGAGCAAAACCAATGCTCAAAAGGCTGCAGGTTGGGTTATGGACCCAAATAGACCTGGCATTTACGTACCAAAGAAAAAGAAGAAGTAACAACTCAACCTATAGGGTATGAGTAAACAACTAGCACACACCCTGTACGGTGAACCTGTTTCTGGTATCCGACCAGCTGGGGAGGCACCGGGGAGTCGCATTGCGCCCCCGGGTGCCCCTTATGTTGGCCGTAACCGTTGTATCGCCAATAACGACACCTGCGAAGGGCCTAAGGCTAAAGATACTGACTACTGTATTGGCCACCTTCGCGCTATGACTAAGAAAGAAGATTAATGGCTACTACGAATGAGCTTCGACAACTAGTGTGGGATATTATGGACCTGGAAGATACTGACCTTCCTGGTGCTCTTGTTGTGCAGTTTATTCGTGATGGTTTTGACCGTATCATTAATCTTGAACGCCGTTGGCCGTTTTATGAGACAACATACACATTAAACACTACCGCCGGGCAACGCGACTACCCTATCAGCGGTATCGGTTCTGGTGACTTGCGTGAGGTTGTTTCTATTTTGGATAACAGTTCAGCCGGTAACCGTTTGAACATTGTGTCGCTTGACGAGGCTGAAGCAGTGTGGCACGGAGCATTCGATGTGCCTACACGCCCGTTATTGTATGCCGAGTGGGGGGAGTCAATCAAGCTGTACCCTAAGCCTGATACTGTTTATCCTTTGACTATTCGTGGATACCGTAAACCCAGCTATACGTGGGCAACAATAACATCTCAGGCTCCCGACCTTGATGAGCGTTTTCATACCGCACTGGCATACTATGCTATTTCTCAAGCGTACAAGCGTCAAGAAGATTCTGAGATGACCCAAATGTATAAGCAATCTTTTGATGAGGCTGTTTCTCTTGCTAAGACGGAGATTATGCGTACTCCTTCGCATCGTCCGATGATTATGTCTCGAGGTGCTGTTCGTCCTAGTAGCAAATACTGGCTGGAGTCTATGGGCCGTACGCTGGGGCAATAATGGCACAGTTGCGTACAGTTCGTCAAGATGATTTCACGGGTGGTTTAAACCTGAGAGCCGACCAGTTTCAGTTGGCTCCTAATGAGTCACCTAAAATGTTTAACGTAGAAATTGACCCTCGTGGTGGTGTCTTTTTGCGTGGTGCTATGCGACGCATCAATACCGCAGGTATTGCTGCAAGCTGGAAACCTAAGAATCTGTTTCCGTTTTATGGTGATTCACATTATTTGATGTTGAGCACCGGAACTAATGGTGCTACAGATGGTGACGTGTTTTATTCTACTGGTAGCAACTTTACTAGTTTGGCTATTCCTGTCGGTTACAAGTATGGTGCGTCTTTTTCTCCGTGGGGTAATAAGTTGTTTATTGCTTGTGGACCAACTAAGGTTTCATACAAGTGGGATGGGACTACAAAGACAGCATTAACTGCTAGTGGACCTATTTGGCAGAACAGTTATTCTACGCCAACAATTTCACCTGAGTATTTTCCTCAGGCTGCACACACTATCACACATGCTGGTAAAGTGTTTGTAGCAAACACACAGGAAAACAGCGTACTTCGACCTAACGTTCTTCGCTGGTCACATCCTAACAATCCAACTAACTGGGCTGAACAGGACTTTATTGAAATCAACGATGGCGGTCAAAGCATCACTGGTTTAGCATCGTTTGGTGGTCACTTGTTGGTGTTTAAAGAGAACGCTGTGTTTGCTGTGTTTGGTTATGATTCTGACACATTCCAGGTTGTTGAGGTTTCCCGCAATGCTGGTGCTCCAACACCGCACGCTATCTGCACGACAGAGCGCGGTGTGTACTTTTATTCACCCGCAAATGGTTTAATGTTTTACAACGGCAACAGTGTTATTGATGTTTTTGAACCAGTACGTCCAGCAATCTTAAACAACGATATCAACAGCGCAGCGGTTGAAGAAGTTTATGTCAGCTACATTAACCGTCGAATTTGGGTTTCCCTGCCGTATAGTGAGGTTTCTTTAGCTACTACGCCTACGGCTGTTTTCGTTTATGACCCTACAGTTTCACAGCGTGGAGCGTGGCTATTGTTTGGACTCAACGGAGATAAAGGAGTTTCCGGGGGTTGCACGTTTGTATCCGTAACTGGCGACACTACACACGTTGCGGCACATCCATCTGTTGCTGAAGTTCTTGAAGTAGACATTCAGGGAAACGCCAATGATAACATTGGTGGTTCAAACTATAGCATCACCAGTTATTATCGTACACGCTGGATTGACGCCGGCTCGTACAGTCAACGCAAGATGTTCCGTCGTCCAGATGTTGTTGTTAAACAAGCAGATGTGGCGTCTGAGTTGACGATGGATATTTATGTTGACTACGAAGAGTCTGTTAAAACAAAATCGTATGATGTTTCTATACCTACTGCTGGTGCAGCGATGTTGTGGGGTACTTCTTATTGGGGTGTCGCTAGGTGGGGTGCAGCAAATGTTGGTTCTCAGATTGTTAATGGACGAAGCATTGGTCTTGCTAAGTCTATTCAGGTTGAGTTTTCTGGTACTGATGGGGTTCCTTGGGGTATCAATAGTTTCACATTAAAGTATAATCCACGAAAGGTAACTAAGTAATGGCTAGTTTAAATTTTTCTTATTCACTGCAGAATAATCAGGTGGCTGATGCTACCCACGTTATGGCTAACTTTACAAACGTAAAAACGTTTGTTGAAGCGAGCGCAGTGCAGGTTGATGGTTCGGTTCAGGCTGGTACGGCAGCAATTGCTAATGATGCAGTAACAGCAGCTAAACTTGCTCCCGCATTACCTAAGGGGGTTATTGCTAAAGAAACCAAAACAAGCAATAGTGCTACTGGTACAAACGTAAACTGTTTTACTGGTATTAGTTTTACACCAGTTGTTGGTCGTTTGTATCGTATTTCATTTAGTGGATTTGTTATTTGGAATATTTCAGATTTTTCATCAACCGCTGAAGTTGTTTTTGTTGACTCTTCAAATAACACTCTTCAAACAATTTCCCAAGTTGGTGCTTCAATTGGAAGTCTTGCTGACAGCTTTTTGCTTGCTCCAGCAACAGCAACGCCAGTAACACTTAATGTTCGTCTTAATCGTACTTCTGGAACAGATACTTATTATTTTAGTGGTTCTGCTACTAAACAAAACTATATTCTTATTGAGGACATTGGATTAGCATAACATGACTGAAACTCCGCGCAACAACCCTCCAGAACAAATCTGGACTGCACCGCTGCTTCACACGCTGCGGACCGGTGACGCGCGTACCCTTCAACATATTTTTACATCACTGAAAGAATACCTTGGCGGTATTCAAACAACCATCAGCTCAAACTATTACGACCTAAGTATTGGTTCAGTATCTCAGGGTGTGGCAGCTGCCAGCATTACGGGCGCATTTCCTAATCAAACTTTGAACTTGACTTTACCTAAGGGTGATACAGGGGCTACTGGTGCGACGGGTGCCACTGGACCGCAAGGGCCGAGTGGTTTTTCAACATTAAATCTTGATGGTGGGCAACCTGATTCTGTGTATGGTGGTTTGCCTTTGATTGATTCGGGGAATATCTAATGGCTGTACAAATACAATATCGACGTGGAACTGCCGCCCAATGGACTAGTGTTAATCCTGTGCTTGCTCAAGGTGAGCCCGGGTACGAATACGACACAGGCAAATTCAAGGTTGGTAATGGCGTTAATAACTGGAATGCTTTGCCGTACTCTAGTGGTACTCAGGGACCTGCTGGTTTGACGGGTGCTACTGGACCAATGGGCCCACAGGGGCCGATTGGTTTGACAGGAGCTACGGGTGCTGTTGGTGCTACTGGTGCACAGGGACCGATTGGTTTAACAGGTGCTACAGGCCCGACGGGTGCTACGGGTCCTATTGGTTTGACAGGTGCGACAGGTCCGACTGGAGCCACAGGCCCTGCTGGTCCTATTGGCCTTACGGGTGCTACAGGCCCTACAGGAGCCACAGGAGCGACCGGACCACAAGGTTTGAAGGGTGACACAGGGGATACTGGTCCACAGGGTCCTACGGGCCTTACAGGGGCCACTGGAGCGACTGGAGCGACAGGGGCAACAGGTCCACAAGGTCCTA